AGGAATTAATAAAGCAGATACCCCATCAGGAGCAGAAGGACAGTGGATTGACGGGGATTTTGTAAGATTTAGATACGGACAACCAGAAAAGATAGGTGGTTATACAGCCATTGGTCAAGAAACAATTTCAGGACCAACCCGTGCACAACACACTTGGACAGATTTAGATGGAAGAAGATATGCTGCACTAGGTACATCAAAAGCATTATACATTTATTACGAAGATAAATTTTACGATATTACTCCACTAGCAACAGCAATCACAGGTGCAACTTTTACATCAACAAACGGATCATCAACTGTAACAGTAAATAAAACAAGTCATGCTTTGGATGTTGGTGAATATGTTACTTTTACTTCAGTAACTGTTCCTGGAGCAACAACAACATTGAACGGTGCCATAACAGATAGTGATACAACTATTACACTTACAGATGCCTCTTCTTTTTCATCATCAGGTTCTGTTAGAATTGGTGATGAAATAATTACTTATTCTGGAAAGTCCGTAAATGATTTAACAGGATGTACAAGAGGAACTAATGGTACAACTGCGGTTGCTCATGCTGATACGACAGCAGTAAGAGAATCTACAGTTACTAGATATAACACAACAGATTTTACAAGTTTAACTTTTGAAATACTAACAGTAGCTGCAAATTCATTTACAATTTCAATGGCAATTTCAGAGACTGGAACTGGTATGTCTAGTGCTGGAGGTGCATCTATAAATCCTTACGAAGAAATAGGTCCAACAATACAAACATATGGTTATGGTTGGGGTACAGGAACTTGGAGTAGATTAACTTGGGGTTCTGGAACAACTACTTCTTCTTTGATTCTTGATCCTGGATCATGGTCACTTGATAACTTTGGAGAACAATTAATAGCAACTATTAAAGATGGTAAAACATTTGTATGGAATCCTGGTGTATCAAATCCATTAGAACAAAGAGCAACTCTTATGGCAGGTGCTCCAACAGCAACAAGATTAACAATTACTTCAGATAGAGATAGACACGTTGTTCACTTTGGAACTGAAACTACAATAGGGGATACTACAACACAGGATCCAATGTTTATTAGATTTAGTGATCAAGAAAATTATAATGTTTATCAACCAACTTCAGTAAATACTGCTGGAACATTTAGATTAGATACAGGTAATAAAATCGTAGCTGCAGTATCTGGTAAAGACTATAATTTAATTCTAACAGATCAAGCAGCATACACTATGCAATTTGTAGGACCACCATTTACTTTCTCAATCAGACAAGTGGGTTCCAACTGTGGATGTATTGGACAGCATTCAACTGTATATGCAGATGGTAAAGTATTTTGGATGGGAGCAGGGGGAGGCTTCTTTGTATTTGATGGTACCGTTAAATTACTTCCATCACTTGTTGAAGACTTTGTATTCACGACCACCGGATCAAATGTGGGAATAAACTATTCATCTAATGAAATTATATATGGTTCACACAACTCTTTGTTTAATGAGATTGTCTGGTTCTATCCAGCAGGTACCCCTGCAGGAAGCCCTGCAGTACAAAACAATAGAACTGTAGTTTATAATTATGTAGAAAATACTTGGTCTACAATGACACTTGCTAGAAGTTCTTACGCAGATGCAAGTACATATGATGTACCTTATGCAACAGAATATGATTCTACTGCTATACCAACAATTTCAAATATAAGTGGAGCAACAAATACTTTTGGTTCAACTACTTATTATGCTCATGAGGTAGGTAATAATGAAATAGCTTTAGATGGAACAGAGACAGCTATTTCAGCATATATACAATCAGGTGATTTTGACTTACCTGTAGAAGGTGATGGCCAATATATGTTAAGAGTTAGTAGGTTTTTACCTGATTTTAAAAACTTACAAGGGAATGCTATTGTCACTATATTTTTAAAAGATTTTCCTATTGATTCTGGATCTTCTTCACAATTAGGGCCTTTTACTATAAACTCTTCAACAGAAAAAATTGACACAAGAGCAAGAGGCAGATTGGCTAATTTAAAAATACAAAACACAGCAGTTGATGAAACTTGGCGATTTGGAACTTTTAGAGCTGATGTAAATCCTGATGGTAGAAGATAAATGAATATTTACGATACACAACTTTTAGATTCAATCATTACTCCAAAGACTCCTCAGATGAGTAATGCAGGTATTTCACCTATCCCATATGATAGAGGTATAACTTACCCGCAAGCCTCTGACATTTCTCAATTTAAACCCTACACAGGAGATAACTATTATAATACAAGTAGTCCCGAGTTGTATAATAACGGATTAACATTTCCTCAAAATTCAGGGACTGCTGGCATTATGCCTTTAATACAAGATCAAAATAATTTTCCATTAGACTATGAAAATATTCAAACTGATCCAACAATAACAGCACCTGAAAAACAAAAATTAGGTTTATCAAATATATTACCTATGGCTATGAATTTTATTATTCCTGGAAGTGGGTTAGTTATGAGAGGAGCTAGGGGGTTAGCCGGATTAAACAGAAGATTACGAAATTCAGATTTTGCACAAGCAAAAACATTAATGGATTATATGGATATGCAAAAATATGGAGGACTACAAGGGAGATTAGATGCAGCCGCTAGAAATATGGCTCAAGCTAGAGGATTGCAAAAACAAATAGACGCAAGAACTACTAGTCAAAGAACATCAGACGATAGAGGGATGGGACAAATGCCAGCTAGCACTAAAACTTCACCTAGTAAATCTTATTCCGCTCCTCAACAAAAATCTGGTTCAGGAGGGCTTCACGATTACTAATGGCTAAGATTAACGTATATGTACCTGAACCTCCTAAAGAATATACTGAAGAAGGATTTAGACAAATTAACCAAGCTTTAGCTACTGTTGAAAACCAACTAAATACTTCTTATCAACAAGACTTGAAAAACGAACAAGATTCATTTAATTACTTTATGCAATGACAATAAGATACAAAAGCGAAACATTCGATTTAACTACAACTAATGTGACTACTATTTTAACGTGTCCATCAGATGCAACTATTATTGTAAAAGCTCTTCAAGCTAGTCATCAGGCTGCATCAAATGTGGATGTTGATGCTTTTTTACAAAAATCTGGTGGGTCAAATGTAGAGATTAGTCATGCTCAACTAAATAAAAATTTTACAAACATGGTTAGTTCAAGTTTAAATCTAGAAGCTAGTGATGTTTTAAAAGTGCAAGCAGATACTGCTAATCAAATTACAGGAGCTGTTAGCTATGCTTTGATAGATAGATCACAGGAAAATGGCTAGAAAATTTAAAGACTTTGTTGAAAGAGATAAGCCTAGAAAAAGACCTAGAAGACATTGTAAAAGTCCTAACAAGAAAAAAAAGTTGCAAAATAATAAAAAATACAATAGACAAGGACGCAGACAAAAATGAGTGATATAATTAAAATACCAGCAGAAGCAAAAGAAATTATTAAACACAAAAGGACTGGTAAAGTATATGCTAGTAAAGTTGATTTTGATAATGATGTTGCTGACCCCAATACTGACACTACTGTGGATGACTTTAGACAAGACCTTGAAATTAAGGTTACTAAAGTTTCTATGGGGGCTGCCACCAAAAAATAATGCAACCTCGCGGAGCAACAGAAATCCAAATGGAGATGCTCCATAAGCATGTTTCCAAAGAACTACTAGATCAAGTTCAAATTTGCACATCAATACCGGGAAAAGTTCCATTAGACCCAGATAAACTTAACATTCTTTGGCAAAAAAATTCTTGGGATCAACCTAATCTACAAAAATTTTTTAAAGACAAGGACAGACACAAAGAGTATGATTGGTATGTATTCAATAGTCATTGGAACTATGAAAAATTTAGATATGCTTTTGATATACCGACTGAAAGATCTGTAGTAATTAAAAATGGTATAGATGATTTTCCAATAAGAAAGAAATACAAAAGAGGAAGTCCTATAAAACTTATACATCATTGTACACCTTGGAGAGGTTTAAATGTTTTATTACGTGCTATGCAAGAAATTGAAAACCCTAATATAAAATTAGATGTTTATAGTTCATGTAAAGTTTACGGATCTGAATTTGAAAAAAATACTGAAAAAGATTTTGAAGCGCTATATGAACAAGCTAGAAAATTACCCAATGTAAATTATATTGGTTATAAACCGAATGAATATATTAGAGAAGTAATGCCTAGCTACGATATGTTTGTATACCCATCTATATTTGAAGAAACATCATGTGCATCAGCACTTGAAGCATTAGCTTCTGGCGTACATGTTATTACTAATAACTTTGGAGCTTTGTATGAAACATGTGCAGAGTGGCCTGTATACATTAATTACTCAACAAATTATGAACAAATGGCACAAGATACTGCAGGAGCAATCAATATAGCTGCTGATTATTTGCATGAGGGTTTCATGCAAGACCACCTGGAGGAACAACAAAAGTTTTATAAAAGATTTTATAACTGGCAAAAAAAGGGTATGGAGTGGACAAACTTTTTGAAAGGAGCTTTGAATGAAAGAAACAATAAATGAGGATACTTACCAAACACTTAAAGAAGTTGAGGTAACCCCATACGAGAAAGCCACTCTTCCTATGTGGAAACCGGACACCGGACAAAAAGAAACAAAGAAAGTAGTTAAATCAAAATACAGCCTAATGATTTGCACACCTTGTCATAGTGATGTGACTATGCATTACACACAAGCTCTTCTAGAACTACAACAACTTTGTATTAAAAAAGGAATTAAAATTACATTTACTTTATTAAAATCATCTTTGGTAACGCAAGGAAGAAACTTATGTACTTCAGCTTTTCTAGAGTCAAGTTGTACACACATGTTATTTGTAGATTCGGATATATATTTTAGAGCAGACTCTATCATAAAAATGTTAGATCTGGATAAAGAATTGATATCTATTCCTTATCCTCTTAAAACAATGATGTGGGATA